TAGTTCGGCCGTATTTTTCGCATATTTTGCTAAGTGTAGCGGTCATGATTGTTTTACCAGCACCTGTAGCTACTTCTTGTAAACATTGTGTGTTTTCTAAGAATTTATTAACAACGTCTACTTGATCGTCTCGGAGACGTATTGGTTGATTTTCAAAACGATGACCTTTTGGCCAGCATCGATCCCCCCAAAAATCTTCAGTTACCTTTTCAAACTCTATCGAAGGATGCTGCCGATAATCTTCTATTTCAATCTCATAACCCAGATCATCAAGTATAGGTATTATTTGATCAAGTTGATTTATATATCCCGTACCACCTATACCAAAAAATGATACGGTCCCGTCCCATCTTCCTAACCTATAAGATGGTTGGTATCTAGCCCAGGGCACTTCGAATTTAAACTTATTAGCTAACTTTCGTCTTGCTTCTAAGCTTAAACCTTCAAACTTTATGTTAATCTCATCTCTGATGATCAGTTTACAAGATGCCAAGTTTATTTCCTTATGAGTTCTTATAATACAAAACAAAGGGATGAGAGTCAACCATTTTCTTGACAGTGTAATGAGCATGAAAAGAAAAGTTAGTTATTATCATTTTTGGTTTAAAATTGATATTATAGAGTATCTTTGGAATCTTATGTCTTATAAAAACAACTTTGGTATTTTCATCCACATGATTATTAAGTTGTTTATCTTTAATATATTGGTTAAAATCTGCCTGATTAGAACTTCTAAACAGTGTTGATATTTCTGTATTTTTTATACCTATTTCTTTCAAAGAAAGAAATATTTCTTCTATCATTTGATTAAGATTATTATTTTCTTCCAATACAAATAATACCGGCCAGATGTCTATCTTACCTAGAAAATCGACTATTGATTGGAAATCAACTTTAGATAAATTATTTTTATGATCTCTAGTTAATAAAATGTCTTTAAAAGCATCAGATAGATCTTGATTTTTTATTAGATCAATAGTATTACGACTCATAGAGAGTCCTAATATTTTAGCGATAGCTATATTATGAAGATGATTATCGGTCTTATTGTTATCGAAATATATTTTTGAAGAGTTATGAGAATTTTTTAAAAAGAAATCGTCTCCGTCGTAATCTAACAGAGGTAGATACTCTTCTGGTTGATTTTTGATTTTTTCAATATCTGAAAGATAATTTAAAAAATCTTTATCAAACTCAAAATCATACTTTGATAATATTTCATAGATAACTGATATATTTTGTTCATTCAGATGATACAAGTGTGTCTTTTTTTCTTTGATGTAAACGATTTTACCAAAATTACATTTTTGTAAACTTTTAGATATTTTTATATCAAAAGGATACCGTACCGATATATATTGTTTATCGTCTGAATTAGATATCGATACGATCTTAGTAGTATCGATAGATCTAAATGGATATTTAAAATTGGGATTCTCTAAGATCTGGGAGAATTCATTTATATCTTTATAGATATCTTCGTTTCTTTTCAAAATAGTTAGAATTAGATTTGCTTGCTTTATAGTAAGAGACAGCGACTTTCTAAACTGTGCTGCTATGCTGAAAATAACACTTTTATCTTTAGGGGGCAAGGAAGAATTTAAATTCTTATTAATAGGATCTGAAATAAAAATGATAAGATCTTCTACGGTCATTATCTTCATGTTTATTGCACCTAAAGGGTCGCGTCTTCCATACCAGCTACTCTTAGTTTTATTACATTGCTAAGTTGCCATTGCTTTATATCTAAACCTTTGATTATGCCTAACCACTTGTTCCTCAAAAGAGCAAATTCGTTGATTATCTTTTCATAATCAACTACATCACTTTCACCATCAACATACTTTTCGCAATCTCTGCTGCTCAAGGCACGTTGATAGTTTTCTAGATATTTTTTAAAAAAGCTACTACGTAATCTGCGTAATTCGATATTTAGATACTCTAAGATAGCCTCAATTTCCTGCAACTGATTATAGCGATGTTCTACTACCCCAGGCATTGCTGCTGCTGCTTTTTCAATATTTCCGACGATTTTTACTTCTTTTTTTGCTTCTTGTAATTCTTTTTCAAAGAAGGTTATAGCATCGGGTATATAGGATATATCTTGGCTTATCTTAGTGTACCAACTCATTAAATATTACTCATCGTCGTCATAATCATAAGAATCATGATCTGCCTCATCCTCGTCGATAGCTAATATCTCTTTAATGGCATTATCGAGATCATCGTCGTGACCGATACAACTTTCGATATCTTGGTCACTAGCACCGTGGTCGGTTAAAACAACTACGAATTTTTCGGCGACGACACTCATTTGCTTCTTATCACCATATTCTCTTAAGAGATCCCAAAGTTCTATAATCAACGATTCATTCATCTACTATTTCTCCTGTTACCGGATCATGAGCTATTTCTGCTACCTCGGCCGGCTTAATATGTATATAGTCTTCCATAATCATATTCAAGAGATCTCCGCGCCACTGCTTACGATATTCTAAGAATTCCTTACCTTTAGAATCAACATATTTGAGCCTATTGCCTTGCTGCATGATGATGCCTTTCTTTTCAAAAAGCTCAAGTAGTCCGCTATATGGATCCATGCCCGTTTCGTAGGGTATCTTAATCTGTAGTGATTCAAAAGGCTTTGCATAGCGTGTCTTCATGATCTTACAGCTAGCGCGAATACCGTTTACTTCTGATACCTTGTTGCCATCCTCATCTTCCTTTAGCTTCAGCTTCTTCATAGCAACTACGATACTAGAAGCATATACGAAGCCTTGGCCTCCACTGATCTTATCGTCTGGATCAAACATATCCTGTGAAGCATATGTATGATTAGTACATACCATACCTACGTTATATGAACCAAACATATTAACACAGTTACGCACAAGTGCTGTTAGCGCCTTAGGCTTACGGCCCATATCGCCCTTTAGATCACCTGCTTCAAACTGATTAATGTCAGTTGGTGTTAGTAGCATACCCAAGCTATCTAGAACAAACAATACCTTAGGGCGTTCGCCTTCAACCATTGTCTTGTATTCTTTCATAAACTCGTGGATAGTTTTAGCTACATCGTCGATCATCGCCATATTGAGTTTAAGCAACTTAGCTTCATCAGTATTGACTCCCAACGCATGTAGCCATGCTTCATCTAATGCATTCTCACTGTCGATCAATACAACAAAGATGCCCTGTTCTTGTGCATGTTTGATAATATTTCCTGAACAAATGTAACTCTTTCCTGCACCTGATTCTCCCGCAAAAACAGTAACTTTTCCTAATGGAATGCCCTTATGGAAGTCACCGCTAATAAGGTAGTTGAGAGCATAGTTTCCGGTCGAAACCCAATCAGTTGGATCGTTAAAACCTACACCGAGCCCGTCGATGCTTTTAGTAAGCGTCTTTCTAAATTTAGTAATATCAAATATTTTTGTCATTTTGTCATACCCCTAGATTGGACAAAAATGTAGGGATCTAGATAATCCCTACATTTGTTTGTGTCTTACTTTGATTGTCTTTTACGAATCATAGCAAGGATATCATTTGCCTTGCTGTCACCGCCCGAACTCTTTGTTTCGGTTGTTGGTGCTGTTGTTTTAGTAGGAGTATTATCGAAAGGAACATCGTCCTCATCGATTGATGCTGTCTTGCGTGTGTTCGGATCACCGGTTGCTTGGCTCATGCCGCTTGGACGATAATACTGTCCCCAACGCTCTGCATCAAATGCTTCGCCATCAACAGATGCTTCAAACATCTCCTTGATAACCTTAAGCTCAACATCTGTTGGCTTCTTAGGGAGATAATCTTTTAAGTTAAACAACCCAAACTGATTGATCTGCTTTACATCGGAGTCGCTGAGCGCACGTTCACGACGCCCCCACTTTGATGTAGAATAGTCAGCATAACCGCCCTTGCTGGTCTTAGCGATACGAAAATCGAGACCATGCACATAGTCAGTTGGTAAATCTTCGATCTCTGGATCGAGGAGCGCTGCACGGACGATCTGGAAAATCTGAGGTCCGATAATAAATCTACGTATTGGATTCTCTGGAGAATTTTCTTCTTTGAGAGGATCTTCAACAACCAGCCCTTGGAATAGATAGCTGCGCTTCTTCCAGTACTTGCGACCCATATCTTCGAGACTTTTATCCTTAAACCAACCGCGGACTTCGGTTAGGATTGGACAAGTATCGCCCCACATTTCGACGCAAGGTACTTGTACCTGTGTCGGACGACTATCTGTTTCACCTTTGATTCCATTAAACGGAAGCTTGATCATAGCACGTTCAGCCCAAAAGAACGTGTTATTTGTATCGCCATCTGGGAGGAATCTAACTACTGATTCCTGACCTTCCTTTAGGTTCCAAAAAGGATAAACTGCGTTATCCCCACCGCCCTGATTCCCCGAACCACGGGATTCTTGTTCTTTTAGCTTTGCGCGAATTTCTGCTAATGATGCCATGTGCCTATCTCCTTATGTTGAGCCTTGGCTGTGCCTAATAAAAAACTGCACTATAATAATATAGCGCAGTTTTATTTAGTCTGTCAATCAGTATTTTGGAAAATATTATATTCTTAACCCTGAAAGTTCCTTGATTCTTTGTAGTTCACTATCGCCTGCTTCTTGACATTTTTTGATACAGTTACTAATATATTCTTTGATTTCTGGACTGTCGCCAAATTTCTTTTCTGCTGCAATTTGTACACCAGTTGGGCCTCGTGGGGAAGTTCCGTCTTCTAGATTAAAGAGCGACTTTACAAACTCCATTATTTCACGTGGGTTTGGGTTAGTAGATTCTTCGTTTTCTTTGCCTACTACAATATCTTCGCTGTCTTCTGATTTTTCCATATCGCCTGTGCTGATTTGGCTTTCTAGATCTGGGGCATTGGTTTTAATCCAATCCATTACTACTGGTCTTACACATGCATCTGCATTCTCTTGGCTTAGCGTTTTAATGTTATTGTTGAGGGTTTGGTCATCTATGATGCCCTTCAAACTCTCTATAGCGTTTATACCGTTTGTTCCTGCTGGGAAATGGCCTGCCATTAGTTTATTTAGGCTTTCTACTGCTTTGTGTCGTATAGACTCATTTGAACTTAATATATTGCTTTCTTCATCTATAATATTATCAAGTATATTTTCAAACTCTGTTACCGGATCGATATTCGTTCTGGTATTTTCGTTTGCCTGTTCGCTGCTTTCTCTAGTAGAAAGGAAAGATTCGAGATCCTCAAACCCTAGTGTTTCCTTTTGTACTTCTGGGTTCCCGTAAAATAGAGGTACGATTTTCGCGTTTTTTAACAATATTTTAAGTGCATCTAATGATTCTTTTTTCTGTTCGATATCTAATACCGGTTTTCCTGTTTTTGAGTTTTTACTATCCCAGAATCTACCAATATTATTAAGAGAACGATAAACGGGACTATCTAGGCTTTTTATCTGATTAGAAATGTACTGGAAGAACAGAGAATATTTTCCATTCTTCATCTGAGATAAAGCTAGTTCAGCTGCGTGTAGCTTGTCTTTTAATACCTTAAGTCTCGCTTCTGCCTTTTCTAGAGAATACTTTGAATTTTTGTCTTTTGGTTTTTCAGCGACTGCTTGTTTAAATTTTGCAACCTGTTGTATAGTATGATCGATCATCTTCTGTATAGAAATTTTATCCCACTGTTCTATTTCGATAGAAGGATTCTTTTTTACTTCTTGTGATAAGTCATATGCTGGGTCTATTTCTTTTCTGACGTCAAGTGGCTCTTCTGCAGCGTCACTTGGGTCATAACCTTTATCGCCTGGCTTTGAAGCCTCCGTTTTCTTCTCACTTCTTGCCTTCATTAACTTGGTATTCTTTTGAAGTTTATTCCATGCTTTTTCTTCTTCTGGACTACCGCCTGTTGGATTATCATCAGCTGATGCATAGTCGCTAGCTCTCTTAAAAGCAACCTTTTTTGCCACTTTATCAGAAATCTCATCAACTTGTGTTGAAGAATCTGATGCAAACTTAATTAGCGTGCTCCTCTTGCAGTCACCCATCATTGTTTCACAATCGAGAACTAGCTTTTTCCAACTTGAACCATATGTGCGACGCATATCGCTTGCACCCATCTTTTTAGCTTTGAGATCCTTTAACATCATAGGTAGATCTTTCTTAAAATGATCTTCGATGTCCATAGCGATACCTTCGCTTACGAGATCTGAAATATATGGAAACAACTCTACGAGCTCTTCATTGAATTGTTGGATAGTGAATCTGTTCTTTAGTGCTTCTAATGTCTTTTCGTCGAGTTCTCGTTTCTTAAATTCTGTAAAGTTTTCCTTAACAGTTTCATACCCGCCCTGTTTCTGCAATCTCTCTAACATCTTTTTAATGCCGTTGGTTTTAATCTTGGCCTTGTTAGCTATTTCTGAAATCTCTGAGTTTTCAAGGAACGATTTTCTAGTTACTAGATTATTAAACTTTCTAAGATTATAAACTTGCTCACTTAAGTTTACGATGTACTGACCGAAGTTATCATAAGGGACGCCGCCGTTAGCAATATGTCTCTGCATTGCACGAGCACCGGAAAGATGTATAAAAGGATAACGGAATCTTTCACCGTTTTCACTTTGAATAAAGAGAGACTCGATATTTCTAGTCCTACTGTTAGGACTTTCTTCCTGAATCTTTTTTGAATGTCTTATGATCAGCTTTGTATTTTCTAATGTTTGATAACTCGATCTTGTTGATCCG